CTTGCAATAAGTAGTAGAATAAAAAGGGTTGTCGAAGAATATAACCAGTCGCTGGACTCTGACACAAAAAAAAATCGTGAGGAGCTAATATGATTGCTTGTTGTTCATCGACAGCAGATCCAGACACTTCGTATTATGATACTGATGATACATCAACAGAGGGGGAAGTCTTTCTTTTTTATGCTTCTGCAATGAGAGATATGGATTTTTTTTGCGATGATATAATTCTTAAACTACCGGACCTGTTTTATATGTATCTCTTATACAAACTTCCTGCAATGCAATTATGCCCTGGGGAAAGCAGGAGAAACAACAAGCAGCGCATTGTTAAAAGAAGGTATCATCAAGGGGTGTTCGTAACTAATGTGGAGATAGCCACTTTTATTATTATTTTGTTCGTATATCTATTTTTATATTTGAGGGGATAGTATGAAACATCATCTTGTAAAACAGCTAAAAGCAGAAAACAAAGATCTGAAAGCTGAGGTTAGGATGCTCAAAAGGCAAAAACCAGAATACTCAAATTCAATGGCCGAATTAATTGATAGATCGACAAATACAGAAGCATTAGCAAAACATTTTCAGCGCAACAAATACGCAAAATAAAAACCGGAGCGACCCGCCCGCCTCGCCTGAGCGAGAGCGATGGCGGGCAGGAGCGACACCGTGAACTGTGAACCGATAACCGTAAACCAAAGCGAAGCGTGGCTTCCTGCATCTGTCTTAAAACAGATTGAACAGGAAGGCAGTGTTGCCTTTACCGGCTCTTTTTCTGCCGCTGATCGTAAAATCATGCGCACGCGGCGGCCTGTCAAGCCGAGCAAGTGGTCAGAAGATCATCGTGTTGTCACAATGAGCGTTAAAAATGGTCCCTGGCGCAATTCGGTTACACCGTATCTTGCCGGGATTATGGACGCTGCGGCTTTTCCATCTGTCCGTGATATCGATATTTGCAAAGCGCCGCAAACAGGGGTCAGTGAAGCAGCGCATAATTTTGTCGGTTATTCGATCGACCGTGATCCCGGTCCTGTTTTATACACCTTCCCCGACGAAAAAACAGCAAAAGAGAATTCACAAGATCGAATTTTACCCATGATCAGGTCCAGCGCCCGGCTTCGATCGTATTTAACCGGCGCACAGGACGACGAATCCAGTCTCAGGATCGCCCTGTCACACATGCCCATATATCTTGCCTGGGCTCGCTCTGCATCCCGCCTTGGCAATAAACCTGTCAAGCTGGCGATATCTGATGAGATAGATAAATATATTGAGCCGCCGAGAAGAGAGGCAAACTCGCTTGATCTGATCGCCAAAAGGCTAACCACATATATCCGGTTGAGAAAAAGCAAACACTGGAAGATATCAACGCCAACATGGGAAATCGGTCATATCTGGCAGGCGCTTATAAACGATGCTGAAGTGGTTTTTGATTATTATGTCAGGTGCCCTTTTTGTGACGAGCAGCTTTTAATGACATTCGAGCAGATCAAGTGGCCGCGCGATGAACAGGGTGAGCATCCGGACCCGAAAATTGTCAAATCAAAATTTCTTGCCTGGTATGAATGCCCGCATTGCAGCGAAAAATGGGATGACGATGACAGAGACAGGGCAGTTCGCAACAATGGTGTCTGGCGCGCCCGTCCCGAAGACTGGGTTGATAATAAAAATGATTGGCGAAATGAACCGCCCGGGCTGGAATTGTTTAAATATTTGAATAAACACCGCCCGTCTGAAATAGGATTTCATATTCCTTCATGGATATCATATTTTGTCAGCCTGTCTGACCCGGCCACAGCGTTTTTAAAATGGATTAAAACCAAAAAAAAGAGCAAGCTCAAAGATTTTAAAAACGGTCACGAAGCATTGCCGTTTACCGATACCACAACGCCGCAAGCCACAGACTCCATCCTGCTTTTGCGTGATGACCGTCCGCGCGGAGTTGTTCCGGGCGGGGGTGTGGTGGCCGGGCTTACAGTTGCAGCGGATACTCAGGACAACGGCTTCTGGTTTGAAGTGCGCGCCTGGGGGTGGGGATTGATTCAGGAATCATGGCAGGTGCGCGAAGGGTTTGCGCCATCGCTGGAAGCGCTTGGGCAGATATTTTTTGAAGATGAATATCTCGATGAAGACGGCAAGAAATACATCATACAGGGCTTTGTTATCGATGCCATGGGACACCGCACAAAAGAGGTTTACCAATGGTGCAGCCAGCATAAACGTGTTTTTCCGTTCAAGGGCGAGGAAAAAATGAACCAGCCTTATGCTTTTACGCGGCGGCTCAATTACCCTGGAACAAAAATCCCGATCCCCGGCGGCATTAATCTGCTGCGCGCAAACGTCAACTATTTTAAAGACGATCTTTCAACAAAGCTGGAAATCGCCCCGGCAGATCCCGGAGCCTGGCATTTGCACAGCGAAACAAGCAGAGACTGGGCAGAGCAGCTCACATCCGAATATGTCAATGAAAAGGGCCTGTGGGAATGCCGATCCGGTGTAGCAAACCACGGCTGGGATGTCAGCGTTTATAATCTTGTAATAGCTGATGTTTTGGGGATTAAGTTTAAGAAGAAAAAAGGCGAAGTTGCTGCGGCTGGGGGGAAGAAAGGGCGGCGGGTAATTAGTAAAGGGCTGGGATAAAAAGATGAACCCTGGTCGCCTCTGGCGCCGCCGAAGGCGGGTAAACATCGAACATCGAACGTCCAACATCGAAGGAAAAACCGGAAACCGTGAACTGTGAACCGTCAACCGGAGTGAAACGACCTTGACAGATAACCAAAAATTAAAACTCCTGACATCAAAAGAAGAGATCAAAACCTTTCTCGGGAATATTACCGATTACATGTTTAAAAAATATGTAGAAAGAGGAATGCCCGCCAGGTTTGAAGACGGCAGGTGGTTCGCTCATCCGGACAATATAGAGAGATGGGCGCTGCAATATACAAATGTTTCAATGAGAAAAATAATAAATCAAATACCAGAAATATAACCCTTTTTTTGCCTCTTTTTTAAACTTCAAAAAACCCTGTCAAATGAAATAACCCATCAATCATACTGTAAACATACCCCTTGTAAGTATCAATGACCCCTAAATCACAAGCGAAGTGTTTTTCCCACCAAATCACATGATATGGTTTCAGTTAGATAAAAAACCACTACATTTTGCGGTTTTTAACCGTGAACCGTGAACCGTAAACCGAAAACCGGAGTGAAACGACTTATGGCTGGAATAACACTCGCACAGGCTGAAACCGAACTTGCTTTATGGCTGGCTGCAGACGCCAAGGTTGCCACGGGGCAGTCTTATTCTATTGCCGGCAGGTCATTGGCTCGCGCAGATGCAAAAGAGATCCGCGACAATATCACATACTGGGATTTTCATGTTAAACGCCTGACCCGCGGCGGCATACGAGTCCGCCACGCAACCCCTTGCGGATAGACTGAAGACTGTTAGGAGGGAAGGCTGTGGGCTATTAGACTGAGGCTGAAGGTGGAACAGCCTAACAGGCTAACAACCTACAGCCTAAACAACCTACATGGAGCGTAGCGACATTGAAGCAAGTGCACAGAAAAAAGAAAACAGCAGTAAAACCGAACCTGGTTGACAAGTTTGTCGGATATTTTTCGCCTGTCAAAGCTGCCCGGCGTTTCCGGGCGCGGGCATTTATGGCCCTGGCCGGTGGATATATCGGCGGCTCAAAATCACGGCGCGGATTAAAAGGGTGGTCCACGCTCAATAACGACGCAAATGCAGATATCCTTCCGGATCTTCCCACGCTGCGCGATCGGTCACGCGATCTTATCCGCAACAACCCCCTGGCAACCGGCGCAATAAAGACCAAAGTAACAAATGTTGTCGGTACAGGCCTGCGGCTTCAATCCCGCATTGATCGTGCCGTGTTGAACATGTCAGACGACCAGGCAAACGAATGGGAAGCAAAAACGGAACGGGAATGGCGGCTGTTCTGGGAATCCAAAAATTGCGACATTACCCGCGCCCAAAACGGAACCGGCCTTACACGCATGGTTTACAGGCAGTCAAAAGAAAATGGCGATGTGTTTATCGTTCTGCCTCGCAAAAAACAGCAACACTGCCCTTATGATCTGCGCCTGCAGGTGATTGAAGCAGACAGAATATGCAACGAAAAATACAAACCAGACACCGCAACTCTTGCCGGTGGCGTTGAAACAGATACATCCGGCGCACCTATAAAATATCATATACTCAAGCACCACCCAGGCAGGCGGCTATATAAAAACGGCATGGAATGGGATCTTGTGCCTGCATTCGGATCGAATCTCGGCCTGCGAAATGTCATTCATCTGTTTGCTCCGGACCGCCCAGGTCAGAGCCGTGGGGTTCCTGACCTGGCTCCGGTCATCGAGCCGTTAAAACAGCTTGGCAGATATACCGAAGCAGAGCTAATGGCCGCTGTTGTTTCCGGCATGTTTACTGTTTTTATAGAGTCCGATTCGGGAGACCCTACTTTTGATCTTTCCGACACAGCCGATGAAACAGAAGCAAAATCTTCCGACGATGATTACAAGCTGGGCAACGGCGCAATAATAGGGCTGGCAAAGGGTGAAAAAGTTCACGATTCAAACCCGGGACGCCCAAACGCCGCCTTTGATCCGTTCACCCAGTCTATTCTGCGGCAGATCGGCGTGGCACTGGAACTTCCTTTTGAGATCCTGATAAAACATTTCACCGCATCATACAGCGCTGCCCGCGCCGCTCTTCTCGAAGCATGGAAATATTTTATTTCAGAGCGTCAGTGGCTGGCAGATAATTTCTGCCGCGTTGTTTACGAAGTCTGGATGTACGAGGCGGTTATCCTTGGCAGGATAGCAGCTCCCGGCTTTTTATCAGATCCTATGATGCGCAAGGCATATCTTGGATCCGACTGGGTCGGTCCCATAAAGGGCCAGATCGACGAATTAAAAGAGATCAAGGCCGCAAAAGAACGTGCAGACATGGGCGTTTCGACACTGTCGGAAATTACAGCAGAGATGACCGGCGGCGATTGGGAGAAAAAACACCCGCAGAGCGTGAAAGAATACAACGCCCGCAAAAAAGCCGGGCTGATTGTAGAAAAAGAAAAACCTCTAAGCGTGGAGATTGAGAAAAATGAAGATAATTGATGTTTTAACTTCGCCCTGGGCCATTGTTCCTGAAAAGCTGTTTGAGATTCAGGAAATATACAAAACTCATTTACGCGGGGATAAAATAGACATCGCAGCAATTGAAGCAAAAACAGGCGCACCCCTGGATAACAAAACAGCGCCATATCAGGTCGTCAATGACATCGCAATAATTCCTATTCAGGGCGTGATCGCAAAGAAGATGAACCTCTTTACTCAAATTTCAGGCGGGGTTTCCACTCAGCTTACGGGTAACGATATAAAAGAGGCGCTGGCTGATGACAGTATAAAAAGCATTCTGCTTGATATTGATTCACCGGGCGGCACAGTGGATGGCACGCAGGAGCTTGGGGATATTGTTTTTGCTGGACGGGATAAAAAACCGATAGTGGCGTATTCCGACGGCATGATTGCCAGCGCAGCGTACTGGATCGGATCAGCTGCACACAGAATGTATATATCCGGCGACACAAATGATATCGGCTCGATAGGAGTTGTGACAAATCATGTTGATTATTCAGAAATGGACAAAAAATGCGGTGTCAAAGTCACGGAAATTTACGCGGGGAAATATAAACGCATAGCTTCGGAGAATAAGCCGCTGTCGAAAGAAGGAAAGCAGTACATACAGGACCAGGTTGATTATTTGTATTCGGTTTTTGTTGATGTAGTTGCAAAGCACCGGGGCGTAAGCTCTGAAACAGTTTTGAAAAACATGGCCGATGCTAAAATTTTCATCGGCAAACAGGCTATCACAGCCGGACTTGTGGACGGTGTTTCCACGTTTGATCGGCTCATAAATATAATTCTGCCGGTGATGCAGACGGAAAAAGCTGATGCAAAAGCGTTAGCGAAGCTGAACAACTCATTTAAATAAGGAGAAAATCAAACATGGATATGACCGATTTTAAAGCAAAATATCCCGACCTTTACAACGCTATTCTTGACGACGGAAAAAAAGAAGGGCTCGCCGCAGGTAAAATCGAAGGTGAAGCAGCCGGACTCGAAAAAGGCAAAGCAGAGGCTCAGGCAGAGGCAAAAGCGGACGGGGCAAAAGCTGAAACAGAGCGCATCAAAAATGTAGAAGCGCAACTGATCCCCGGCCATGAAACGCTGATTGACCAGCTTAAATTCGACGGCAAAACCACAGGCGAACAGGCAGCCGTTCAGATCCTGCAAGCGGAAAAAGCACTCAGGACAAACGCGCAGGCAAATCTTGATGACGATGCTGTTGCTGCGGTTGCTCATATTGCAGCACAGGACGACGGAAGCTCTGCCGCATCACAGCGGAAAGATAGAGACTTCGATCAGCTTGTTACGGACTACCAGGAAAAACATGATTGCTCAAAAGGCACAGCAATAAGCGCCGTTGCAAAAGCGCACCCAGATGCCCATGAAAGTTGGCTGAGCAAAGTCAACAAGGGAGGTAAATAAATTATGAGTTATAACGAAGGAATAAAAACATTTACGGCGGGTGAAGATCTTGCAGCACATCGTCGTGTGAAAGTAGATTCCGCAGTGACCGATGCCAATCCGGCGGAAGTTATTTACGCGGATGCCGGTGAAGACTTTATCGGTGTTACCGAATATGCAGCAGATGACGGCGATTTGATTGCAATCAAGCTGTGTACCGGTCCAGGAACCTTTGAAATCGAATGTGCCGTGGATTCAGCGATTGAGCTTGGCACTGTTCTTTATGGCGCGGCAGATGGAAAAGTCAGCGATGCTTCCAGCGGAACCGCCCAGGGTATTAATGTTGAAACCGGCACAATTGTTGATGATGCCGTGATCGAAGTTGTGGCATGGAACGTAAAGGCCACCACAGCAGCAACAGTAAGTCATGCCGATGCCGGAACATTTACGGCAGCCGCAACCATGGAGGCTGTGGCTCAGGAAATATATCAGCATCTTTTAAGCGCTCAGTCAATCATTCAACTGCCGCTTGCCGCTTTTACAGAAGCAGACGGGACAGCGCTTGCAGGTTTTATCGACGGCGCTTCAGTTATTCCTGGCTGGAACGCAGGGGATGAGAGCTGTGGTATTCGCTGGAATAACCATGCGAACCCCGATCCAATCTCAACCAGCTTTGCAATTCCGCCGGATCTGGACGCTGCCAAAAATGTAGTGCTGCATGTTCTGGCCGCAAAGGTCGGTGCCACAGTAGGAGACGCAGTTACATGGCTGGTAGAAGCGTTCAATAATGTTGATGCCGCGCTTTATGATGCAGACGCTGATTTCGGCGGGACTTCATCCGCGATGACCGGCGATGCGGCAACAAAAACATGTCAGGAAGAAACATTGACCCTGGCCTCTGCGAATGTTGCAGGGTCTCCATGCGTGACAACACTTACGATTCAGCCAACAGACGGAACACTGGACACCGACGATGTCATTATCCTCGGCGCATGGCTTGAATACAGCAAGAAAATATTAACATCATAATAAAAACAGGCTGAAGGTAGATAGGCTGAAGGCTATTAGCTAACAGCCTACAGCCTAACAAGCTAACAATAAGAAAGGAGAGTAACAAAATGCCGAGACCTACAAGTGCAACGACGGTTCAGCGGCCGGATCTGGCTGCGATCGCCTACGAATATATGATGGAGGCTTCGCAAAGGGGCTTTATAGGATTGGATCTGATGCCGATTTTTGATGTACTGGAAAAATCAGCAGAGTATCCGGTAATTCCCCTCGAAGCATTGCTTAAACTACAGTCAACCAAACGAGCACCCAACGGGACTTATCCACGATCCAGCTATGAGTTTGAAACAGATAACTATTCCTGCAAAGAAAATGGCTGGGAGGAAAAAGTCGATGACGTGGAAGCAAAGATGTATCAGCGGTATTTTGACGCCGAAGAATTAGCATTAAAACGAGCAGTGGACATCCTGCTTCGTGGCCAGGAATATGCAATAGCTGCCATGCTGTTTAACACCGGCAATTTTTCCAATACTGCCGTGGGCACAGAATGGTCAACAGCCGCTTCATGCACCCCGCGTGCCAATATTAACGCCGGCAAGGCGGCGATGAGGGCAGCTTCCGGTCTGGAGCCAAATGCTGTCGCCCTGAGCAAAAAAGTTTTTGATAATGCTCTTATGTCTGCCGAAATTACAGACGCCTTAAAGTACACAAGTCCGATCGAGCTTGGCGGAGTTGAAGTTCAGAGAAGAATACTGGCTCAGTATTTCGGGGTTGATAAGGTTCTGGTCGGCGGCGCAATTTACGATGCGGCAAAGAAAAACAAAAGCATGAGCATCACCGATATATGGGACGATGGGTATGTAGGCCTGTATAAAATTTCTGACGGCGGCCTTGCCCTGAAAGAGCCTGTGGTCGGAAGAACCTTCCTCTGGGTAGAAGACAGTCCGGAAAATCTGGTTACTGAAAGCTACAGGGAAGAAAAAGCCAGGGCCGATATTATTCGTGTTCGTAACCATACGGATTCTGAGTTTATTTTTACCGGCGCTGGTTATTTGCTCAGTAATATAACCGCATAATCTGGCGAAACATAAAACCAAAGTGCCCCGCCTGGTTTAGACAGACCGGGGCACTTTTTTAAGGGAGAATAATTCAAGATGAAGGTAAAAATTATTAGCAGCGTGATTATCGACGGGCGGGTTGTTGAACCCGGAACCGAAAAGCCGACGATCGTGGATGTTGATGAAAAAACAGCAGAAAATCTATACCGGATCGGCTGCGCGATAGACCCTGAAAAATCAGATATTCCGGACGAAGTGGATCTGACAAAGGAACTTACCAAAAAGGTCAAAGAACTGGAAGCCATAAACGAGCAGCTTGACAAACACCGCAATGCGGGCAACGAAAAAATCAAAGCGCTGGAAACTCAGCTTAAAACAGCCAGCACAAAGATTAAAAACCTGACCAAAATCAATAACGAACTTTTGGAAGCAAACCACATCGCCCTGAAAGATGGCAAACCGGAAACCGTCAACAGTGAACCGTCAACCGGAGCGAAATGTCCTTAAAAACACAAATGACTTCCGATCTGGCGGCGTTTTATAACACCGATGAATTTGCGGAAGATGCGACTTATACTCCGTCAGGCGGGGATGCTGTTTCTATTACCGTTATTCCGGAAGACATGGACCCGTCAATAATGACCGAAGCTCCGCCGTCGGACAGCATGGTGCTTAATGTGCAGGCGTCAGAAGTGTCAAACCCGCAGCGCGGGGATACGTTCACGATATCAGAAGAAACCTGGTATCTGGTTGAAAACCTTGGCGGTGGATCCGATGTTGGAGAATGGAGGCTGCTTGTCAGCCGGAGCGATAAGAGAAGGATAGGGACGCCTTACAGTTGACGGTTTCCAGTTACCGGTTAAAAAAAACTGTGAACCGTAAACCGGAGTGAAACGACTTATGTTAAAAGCAGGTTTTAGAGTTTTAACCGACATTAAAAAAATCGTGGATGCTGAAAACAAGCGGACATTGAAAGCCGCTTCTACGGCGTTGAAGCGTGAAGGTTTTTTACTGGCCGCAGAGCTTCGCAAGGATATTAAAGCAGGCAGGGCAGGCAATCAGGCGTTTCCTAAATTATCATCCATGGCTCGCAGGTATGCAGGTAAGTTTCAGACTCGAAAGCCATTTACAAAACTTGACAGCACCCGGAAAGCAAGCGGTCCGTCAAAAGGCATTGTCCCGATTCGATATAATCCGGTTACGACAACGACTGGCCTGCGTGTTGATGTTGGCCTGGTAGATACCAGACAGGAAAAAATGTCAAAGAACTGGATCCGCATTTTTCGCAGACAGCAGGGAGGGTTTTCACAGGCAATCACGGCCACACAGCGCAGAGCATTAGCAACTATTGGCGGAACAATGCCAAAAAGATCAAAGCTCCGCAAACATTTTTTCCTGCGAAAAGGCACAACAAGGCTTAAAACACCCGCGCGACCGATCATAGATCCGTTTTTTTCAAAATGGAGAGTGTTGTCATCGAAAAGAATAGAAGAAAACTTCCATAAGAAAATGATGGGAGAAAGAATATGAAAGCACTTATCCAGGCCATACAGACAGCGCTTAAAAACGCAGCCGGGCTGGCTTACATAACCGATTCAAACATTTTTATCACGGCAGATGAAAATCTGCTGCCGGTTACGGCTGGGTTTCCTGCCATCGGGCTGAAAGACGGTCCTGTCAATGTATTGATAGAAGATGGAGCGGACTGGGAGCGGACACTGTCAGTAGATATTATCATTTATCAGCTTTTGACGGCTGGGGATACATCTGTAATGGGCCAGGTAGATCCAAAAATTTACGGTGTGCTGGAAATATCGGAAGATATTCATGCCGTGCTGTACGACAACAAACTTTCAATCGCCGCAATAGAAGCGGCTTTGCCGGTAAACGAATCCGCATCTGAAATTATGGGCGCAGATGACATGATGCTCGTTACCAGAAAATTAACGTATAAATACCGAAAACTGGAGGTGAATCCATGAAAGTAAAATATGATGGCCCAGCCGACACGTATCATCCACAATTGGGCAAGCTTTTTGGCGGCAAGCCGTTTGATCTGGATGATGTTGTGGCTGAGAAATACATCAAATCCGGGTTGTTAAAAAAGGTTTTTGAGCCAAAGCCGGTCAAACAAAAAACCAAGGCAGAGCCGGATTTCAGCTCTGCAAAAAAATGTAAAGGAGAGAAGAAATGGCTAACGCATTAACAGGTAGAGAAATACTGGTCGGGCTGAAAAAAGCTGCGGACTGGCGCACCGCTGTGGCGTGCGGAGCGACTGACGGTCTGCTGATATTGTCCGAAAGTTTCAAGCAGACACTTGAGCATATTGACGATGACTCCGCAGGGCTGGCATTTTTGCAGCGAACGGATCAGGGGAAAATCTCAGCGGGCGGCGGCATGGAAGCGTATATGCGTTATGAGGGGCTGGATGTTTTACTTGCTCTAATCATGGGCACGGCAGGCGTTCCCACGCAGCCGAATTCCTTATATACCAGCGTGTATAAACACGTGTATGTTCTGGCGGACAATTTGTCCGGTCTTTTCGCTACGGTGGCCATGCTGAAAAAATCAGACAAGGTGTTTGAATACCCGTCTGCTAAATTTCATCAGTTCGGGCTTTCCGGAGAGATGAACGCTCCTGTAAAGATCACGGTGGAAGGTATTGCAAATCTGCTTGAATTAGCGTCTGCAATCAACACTGCAGAGACTTCTGTAAACATTACATACCCTGACAAGGGCAACCGGATTATTTTTAATAAGGATGCCCATTTCTGGCTGAACGATGAGTCGGGCGATGCGTTGGATGCAGATGACGCTATCAAACCATCCAGCTTTGAGCTGTCGTTCAACAGGCCGATGGAAGCTGATTTTGTTGCAGGCAACGAAGATGTTGATGAGCCAACAGGTGAAGGCTTCCCGGAAATTACCCTGACACTGAACTTCCCGCGCTATAACGATGCAAATCATACGTTTTTCACGGATTGGGCAGCGTTTACACGGAAGAAAATGGAAATCCTTCTTCAAGGTTCGGTGTTTACCGCCCCGACTGCTCCTGACGACTGGGTTACGGAAACCGCGTATGTGCTTACCGATTTTGCCAAACCCATTCTCGAGAACGATTACTGGTATGAATGCACAACAGCAGGAACTACGGCTGTACCTGAGCCAACATGGCCAACGACTGTTGGAGAAACAGTGTCGGATGGCACGGCTGTATGGACATGTAGGGCCTCGGTTTATTATTACGAATTCAAGCTCCAGTTTCCGAATTTGAAAGTAATCGATCCTGATGCAGCCATATCCGGGCCGGGCAAAATACCTGTGAGCCTGAGCTTTAAGGTATTAGCAACAGACAGCGCTCCAACCGGTATGACCGGCATTACAAGGCCGTTCCAGATCGACGCGCAGAATACGAGAACCACGAATCCGCTGGCGTAGTCGTTTCACTCCGGTTCACAGTTGCCGGTTAAAAACTTTATTTTAACGGAAAGGGAAAAACTATGGGATTTATTGAGATTGTTGAAGCGCAGGAAGAATTCAAGCTGGATATCGGGGACTCGTTTTTCAATTTACGAAGGTTTGATTCTGAAGTATATAGGCGCATCGAAAAGAAACACACAATAAAGAAAAAGAATCTTCGTGGCGGCCAGATGATTGTCGATACAGACGATTATGCAGTTAATGCAGATCTGCTCGATTACATGATCACCGGATGGGGGGGCATAAAATCTTCGCTTACCGGTGAAGACGTGACATGCGAAAAGGTAAACAAGCTTAAACTTCCGGGTAGTGTAAAAATGCAGATCACGGAAGCATGCGATGCGGGCTCAGTAACAGTTGAACAGGGAAAAGGCGAGAGCGGAATAACCTCATAGAATATCTCCATTTCCGCTCTGACTATCCATCTATTAATTGTGACAGGTGTGAGGAGATAGAAGAGATCGACGGTATTGAGCCGGATTGTGAAAATTGTGATCTGCCGGTGCTGCTACCTGAGAATAAAGAAGTATTGGATCTGTATGAAAAGATTAAC